GGGTGGTATATCTTCCGGCCTCGGACCAGTGTCTGTCTCCGGCAACTGTAATTGACCTACATTTACTTCCAACGGTATGGCAATTTCTGGATAAGCCACTTGAAAATCCGAATCATCTGCATTGTAAGTAGAATATAATAAACAATTATAAGCTTTGGGCATCTTAGTAGTCATAAGAATCCTATCAGCGCTTAAGTATGAAGTCGGGTTTGAAGAAGCGGGAAGTGAGTTATACTCAGGCTCACGTAGTGGAGAAACTTGAGTACGCCGCCATGAAAAGAATGTTTCGAAATTGCGAAGCCATTCAATTGAAGAACCAAAACAGTGAGACCGCTCGGTGTCTTGCAACACGATATAGGGTAATACTTCTTGCAATGTGGCAGGCGTGACAGGCGGCATAGCGATTGATACATCATTCGGAGCATACATACGATGCTTACCACCTTGCAAAGGGTGCTTATAATGAACATCATAGCCTTGCCACCTTTGTACAACACCATAAGCCCATAGATCGTAGTAATTATAGGCTGTTTCTACTTTACCACGTATTTTACGTTCAACAGTTGGCCTTATTTTAAAAATACTATGATGAGGCGTACCATTCAACAAACTGCCCCCTAAGCCTGTAATTAAACCAACACAGCTAGGCGGCACCAATGTGTTTGTGTATAGATTTGTATGATTAACAGTATAACCGTATTCAGCAAGATGAGCTATATCAATGTTACCGAACTTAACTACATCATGGTAATGGGCTTTCAGACCCTGTGAAAAATAGGTACCCATCATAGAGAAGGTTGGTCTCGGCACACCAATACCCAATACAGCTGAACTAAGTGCATCAGCCCTTTCACACGGCCTGAGCGTATCAAAATAGTCATTATCATATTTGTGCAAAAACCCTGTAACAGTAGTAGAATTAAACTGATTCAAGTACTCACCCCAGTACCAAGTAGTATTAGCTAGCATAGACTCATAAAATAAAGAGTCATTGTCACTGACCAAATCCTTGGCCATGACAAGTGCTTCACGAGATAGCTGAGCACCGTCCCCTTCTAATAGCATAGGCAAAACTGCTCTTCTCAAACCAAGTTTTGGTAAACTAAGAGTTCTTTCAACTTGCAACCACCAATGGGATTCTACAGTCTCAGTGGCTGGCTGCACTAACCAATACTTCATTGCTATAGCAGCAGCTTTGAGCTCTTCATACCATTTATGGGTTACAACAAGTTTTGTTAGCGTGCTTTTCAGGTCCTTAGTAGTAAAAACAAATTCAGGGACCGCCAAATCTTGTGATCTTGGCCTCAGAGCATAAATCTTGTCTTCATCATTGTGGCGAAAATCTATATCTTGGTCAACAAGGAAAGGAGTTGATCGTTTGTTACCATCCATAGCTATGCCTAGTATAGCCACTTCTTTCATAGTCATACCACTACAATTTACATAATAACGGGCTTTTCCAAAGTTATTAATAGCTTCCTCACTTACAGGCATATCCATATCATGTACTGCTAACTTACCTAAGTCATAAGAAGTACTATGGTGCCATTCAGAAGGAATTTTGAACCTATTGTGTAACATACCCACTACATTACCAAACGTGACACCAGATTGGCTATGACCATCGTCATAGTCGTACATCTGCCAATATTGAACATCAAACTGAAACCTTTGCTCATGGTAGGCTGGGTTCGGAACCATCTGTCCAGGATTGCCCGGTATTTGCGCTGCAGGCAATGCACGCAACCACCTTTTCATGGATTCTAATATTGTATAAATATGTTTGTCATTGTTACTTACTCCCATACGAAACATGTTGCTACGGATGTAGTTAAGCAAGTTTACAAAACTAGTATCTTCATTATCCACGCATATAGCACTGACCTCGTCAGCCACTAGTGTGTAGGTGTGAGTATAAACCTTCATTTTTTCAAAAATTTTCGAAATTTGTATTTTCTGAAGTAATACATACAATAAACTAGTTGCATTATCATAAAAGTCAGAAACAACAGTAGCATTTATAAAATTATTCAACCTTTGCTCTTTTAGCTCAGTTGAAGTAACTATCTCCCGCAACCTCTTAGATATAGCAGCCGGATTAGGTACACCGACATCATTAAGATAATGTGGGTTCATACCATAATGGGAATGCATAGAAAAGTCTAACCTAATCTTCGATTCACGGCCATATACAGTCCCTTGAGATATTACTTTCGTTTGTCTTCTATCCTTGTAATTTTCCCCAAGTGTGGCGTATACCGCATCTTTAATTTCTTGGCTCTTCTTAAAACTGTCTGGGTCTAACATACAGTCTCTCTTTTCGTCTGCTGAGGCAGGTTTGTTAGCTTGTTTAATGACACTAGCTATGTCAAGGTGGAGCACGGACCTAATATAGACGAGTCCATTTTTGAGGGTGTCAATTGTACCATTGACATCGAGATGGTTTTTGAGGTAATCCATTTATGTAAGTGTGTTGTGTGTGTGGGTGGTGAATTTTCTGT